AAGAAACACAAAGTCTGGTTTGACTCCATGCTTCATTAACTGACCAAAACACTTATCTACACATCCGACATCATATTTCCGGCCTTCATCATATTCTTTTATAATATCAATTTTATGCTCAAATGATGGCCCGTTCCCAATACATAGCATAGTTCTCCCAGCACCCATGTGAACTATATCGTTATGAGAATTACCGTCTTTCTTGTACCGCTCACCATTGATCTTAGCATGCTTCTTCCATGTGTCTCCCCAGAGACTCATAGCTGCTTTGCTTTGTTCAAATACTTCTTCTTTGCTTAACATATCAGTAATTAACTCCTGCTCTTTAATTTTGTTAATATATTTATTCGTGACACACTGTTGTAAATATCTGGTGAACGTAACACATTCGAATAGTCTGTGCTCTGAATCTCAAGGCTCTCGACTGTAGCACTGGCCGATATATATTGTCTTAACATATTTTCAATATTTTGAGTCAGTAATATTAACTCCATGTCGCTGTTTTCTCTGCCTTCTGCTGTGCCTGCTCCATAATGAATTATTGGTACTATGCCAAAAACAATATCCAAATCTCTCTTAGCCGAATTGCCTACAACAATAAACTCTTCAACCTTAGTGTCTATCTCTACAATAACTGCCGGATAAAGATGAGTCGGTATCGGTATGCTCTCAGATATACCTCTGACACCTTTATGAATCGACTGGACTCTTGTCTGTAGTGTTGAGCTTATGTCATAACTTGATGTAATAGTGTTATTCTTATCCACCAGGTTTTCAATCGATGTCAGTAAGCTAACTATATTCATTAAAAAGCCCCTACAATTATTCTTGCATAAGTCTTAGCCATTTTCTTTCTTGCTGGTTCACTTATCCACATCCACTTTCGTTGTGGTATAAATCCTTTTGAGGATCCATATTGATGATACTGTCCATACCTTGTATTGTTGAATAATAGCACATCATTTTTCTTAACTTTAAATCTGGTGCTGTTACTCAATAAACCAGTGTCCAATAACGGTTTGCCATTTCTATGTTTCAATGGTAACCACTGACTTGTCGGCCCCTGGCTGTTTCTAAAATGAAGCTGAATATCTCTTAATCCAAGCAGACCTATTTTAGTCATACTCTCTGGACTAGACTTAACTTCACTCAACAATGATTTCATTCGTTTCTTAACTACATCCAGGCCTTTAACAGTCATTGATACTGCCATTATCTGTTATCCTCAATATCAGTTATCTTATCTTCGTCAACCTTCCAATTAGTTGACTTGTCCTCGTCAAAGAATGATTGGTAGTCTTCTGTTGTGCTCTCTATTCTGTCGATTGTACTAGTCGTTATTTCATCAATAATATTTCCACCGGAGTCAACCAAGTCCATGTCTCCATCTCTTAACTCATCCAGCATAGTCTTTGCTTCATTGAACTTGTCTGTCCATTCATTGGAGTTCTGATTATCACTGCTGAATTCTGAACGGTAAGTAAAGAAACTTGTAATGTCTTCACTCAATGTCTTGAGTAGTGGTGGCACACTTGTTGTAAATGATGACACATCATACCTGGTGGCAATCTTAGAATTGATTATATTGTCAGCTCTTGCAATGTGCTGATCAATCAATGCTGTTGTGTTTGTATATGCAGGACTACTTGTAGTTGTCTGTGGTAGCCCTGGCAATAATATCAATATTGTTGTGCCTGTAGAATATGCCATTATTCACATCCTTAAAATATTTGTTTCTTTTTGCCACCGCCAAGCTCTTTATCAACTCTCATAAGTCTTTCTTTGACAATGCCATTATTATATGTAGTTCGTTTTATTGTTTTTACCTTCTCACCTGATGCTGAGAAAATTCGTCTTTCAATTATTTCTTCTTTCAGTGGCTTTTTAAACTGTGCATGATATGCAACTTCTTTCTCTTTTGCTTCAATACGTCTGGCTTGTTCTTTTGTCTTCTCATCTTTAAGTATATCAACTTCTTCTTTTTTCATGGTATCTCCTTATCAGTAGTAAGCAGGAGCAAAGTGAACTCTGCTCCTGCAAATATATTTTTAACAAAAAACTTAAAGAGCAGCTGTTTTGAACAAATAAGCACAACTAGTTGCTATAGTTTTAACTTGATACATTGACTGAACTTCAATGTACTCGCCATTTATATCTTCTTCTTTCCAATTTTTAACTCTCATTGGTGAACCGAATTGCTTCTGTCTGAATATCGAAGCAGCAGTTCTACTCCTGAGCCCTGGACTTGGATTGAAATATCCAATCAAGAAGTCTGAACCCCATACATCTCCCAGGTCACTCGACTGTCCTTCATCTGCACTATTATATGCAGCAACACCAACATGAAATTTATCAACATCAAAAACAGATGCTAACATCTCAGCAGTCATAATTGATTTCTGAGTATATTTTATTCTCTCATGTAAATTCTGGTTTTCTTTCAAACTTGCAAACACATGAAAGTTTGTAACTATTTTATTCGGTCTCATGCCTGACTCTCTAAGTATCAGAGCAGTTGCCGACAATGCTTGCTGAATCGGTGCACTTGTAGTAGTCACGTAACGCATACTGGTTGCACTTGTCAATGTAGCATTGTTAGAAAACGAAGTTGTCGTAAATAAAGCCTTGTGAGCTTCATATTCTTGACGGAGTAGAATCTTATCCATCAACTCTTCAATAGTCGTTTTCTTAAGCTGCAGATGACTCTCTGCATTAGCCAGGTCTCTCTCTGTGATAACATCTTTGAGTGCATGCTCTCTTAGAGAATATGTACTTGTTGATGCTTCCCAGGTCACCATGTTTGCAAGTGCCCCATTTGCTCTTGCTGTCTCTGGCAATTGTCTGTTTGATCCATATACCCAATATAAATCACTTTCACTTTTAACAGAAATATCAGACAGAACTTCTTGTGCTATCATATCTCCATTGGTGTAATTTATAGTTAGATTCGATAACGTTTTGCTTACTCTTGTTGATCCCTGTGGCATTTTTCTACCTCCTTATTATGTAGTTGTCACTGTACCGGCAAGCTGTCGGTCGTGTAATGTTGGATTAACCATAATCGAAATTACAGTCCCTGTTGATCCAGATTCAAGTGCTCTACCAAGGACATAGAAATTACTTGATACTGTCATGCCGTAAGCAGTACAAGATACATTCAAGTCTAGCTGAATGATTCTGCCAGCTTGAGTTGTTGTGCTCGCACCACCGCCGATGCCACCATATGCAGCAACCGGAAATCCACATCCAATTGATTGGGCACATACAGCCTTACTAATTCCGAACATCCTTACAGAACATTCTTGAGAGTTTGCACTCATCATTGTCTGGTTGATCCCCAGGACTTGTGCAGCTGTTATTGTTGGCTCTGCAAGTGTGCTTGTGCCACCTGACAAGTCAACCAGCCTGTCTGTTTGTGTGCTCGTATCTGGAGCAAAGCCCACAGCTCTATATTGCATTGTGCCATTGCCACCGGACATGGTGCTCGTTCTCATCTTAGCACCAGCCAGAAAAGTTATATCATATTCTCGTCCATTGCCTGATATTGCCATTTATTTTACCTCCATGCTTACTGCGTCAAACGCATCTCTGTAGTTGACATTTTTTTCTTTCGAATATGCCACTATCTTGTCATTAAGTTTTTCGTCTTCTGACAATTCTTTCTCTGGTTCAACATGCTGAGAATTTTCTGAAAAATCAACCTGCTTAGTGCCTGACTCAATTATTGACTTAACTAAGTCAAAGTTTTTAGCTTCAACTTTGTGATTGTCATCACTGGTATAAACTTTAAGCTCCTTGTCATCCAATGCAAGTGCTATGTAATACTTTACCTGTGCAGGTGTAATCATACCAGCATCAACTTGCTTATCCAGGTAAGTTTTAATTTCAGAGAGTTTCTTGTCATGCTCAATCTTGACAGAGTATGCTTTTAACTCTTCGTTTTCTTTAAGTATAGCTTCGTTTTTACTTTCTAGCTCAGAAATTTTTTTCTCATAATTCTTTAATTCAGTGTTATCTTGTACTTCTTTATTGTCAGACATATTTACCTCCATGTCCTTATTATCATATATTTTTAATTCGCCTTCAAAGTTCTCAGTATATAATGATATGAAGTCATCCAAACTATGTACCTCCGGAGTATCACCACCCAGGAGAGATAC